ATGCCGACTAATTTGGTAACTGATCAGAACCTGCTCGAGCGGCTAAATGCGGCTGCTCGCCGCGGCGTCTCGCTCCAGGAGCGCCGTCGGCAGCGCGTGTCGTTCGTATACGGAAACCTGCCCAAGGGCAGTGCCATGACGAAGATGCAGGTAGAGAAAGAGCTGGAACGAATCGATGACACGGAGGGGCGGCGCTAAGCGGCCTTGTTCGTCTTCGAACTCGTCGGGCGGGAGGATCATCCCGTTTACCAGAAGCTGGCGGTCGAAAACCTCGACCGCCAGTATAGTTTCCTACAATCGATCGTGGAGGCCTCGCTGGGCCTCGGGCAGCCGATGCTTTCCATCGAGATCATCAAGGCGCTCAACTACCACGCGATATCATGCCTCCATTTCAGCCCAGGGGAGTTCCGGCCTTGCCCGGTGCGGGTTGGTCCCTACGAGCCACCACCGCACTTCCAAGTCCCCGCGCTCATGCAGATGTTCACAAACCAGGTGAACCGCGCATGGGAAAGCGCCGACGCCGTAGAACTTGCCGCGTTCGTATTGTGGAAGCTCAACCATATTCACCCGTTCGTGAACGGAAATGGTAGAACCGCCCGCGTAGCAGCGTACTTCGTGGTCTGTGTTAAGGCTGGCGGCTGGCTACCTGGCGAAAAGCTGCTGCCAGAAAGAATCCGTGAGCGCCGGACCGATTACGTCGCGGCGCTACAAGCGGCGGATACCACCGGCGACCTCAAGCCCTTGCACGCGCTCCTTTCTGAGCTTCTTGCTCAGCAAATGGAGGAGGCCGAGGCCAGCGCTGCAGCAGAGCTTCACGGGCCACCGCCACCGCCCGATGGGGCGGCCGAGCCCGCCAAAGGGAGCCTACCGCCGGCGTAGTGCGCCAGCGCTACGGTTCTTGTTCCGCCGTACTTCCTCCGGTGATTTTCTCGATATGCGCGCGGCGCGTGACGGCGATCCGGCGCGCCTTCTCCTGGCTGGCTTTGTCGTAGATCTTCGTCGTTCTGATCTCGGAGTGCCCGGAGACCGCGCGCATGTCGGCCTCGCCCGAATCGCCGATCTCGGTCAGGCCGCCGTGCCTGAAGCTCGTGAAGCGCAGGTCGGCCGGCAGCCCGGCCTTGATGCGGATTTGGCGGTGAAGCTTCTGGACGTAGCCGAGCGAATAGGGCTTGCCGGTGCCTTCGTTGACGACGATCATCTGGGGCTCGCCCTCGGCGGCATCGGGCCGCCAGGTGCGCGCCAGTTCCTCCTCGAGCTCGGGATAGAGGGGGACGGCGTCGTCGCCCTCGCCATCGACCAGCGGTAGCATGATGCTCTTGCCAGTCTTCGACTGGACCACCCGGATCGAAACTCCCGGCTTATAGTCGGCCCACCAGAAGCCGCGAACCACGCGCCCATCAGGATCTGCGATCCCGAAAACGTCGAACACGCGCTGGCAGGTCTCGAAGCATAGCGCCGCGGCCGTCGCCATGGACTGTCGCCCCATTGCGCGGGCCGTTTCGCGGTACAGGTCATATTCCGCGCGCGTCGCGGCGCGGTTGCCTTTTCCGTGCCCGCTGCTTGCGACGATGCCCATGCCCTTGAACGGGTTCACCTTCACGCCGGTCAGCTTCGAATATCCGGGGCGGCTGGCGAGGCTCCAGACTAGCCGGCAAACCTGCATCATATAGGAGCCGGTGCGCTCGCCGTGCTTCGCGATCGCGTTCTTGTAGAGCTTGTCCGCGACCGGCCCATCGACCGCTCCCGCCTGTCGCTGACCGAAGGCGCCAATCTTCATCGCCATGGCCTCGACGAAGTCCATCTGCTTCCGGTAGCCGACGCGGGTCTGGTGGCGCTTCGAGGTGAAGCGGTCCTGCTTGCGATACCAGTCAAACAGCCAGGCGACCGTGCCGTGCGTCAGCTCCTGCTGCTCGCCCAAGCGCCACGCCGAGAATGTCTCGTTCAGCACCCGGGCGCGGACGATCGCCTCCGGCAGGTCGGTGCCGAGTGCGGTGCTCTCCACCGGGCACGTCTTGCCGTTCCGCAGCGCTTTCCGGCGCACCAACTCATCCTTGGACGCGGCGAGCTTAGGGTCCGCCCAGGCGGGCCGGCACCAGAAATAGCCGGTCTTCCCACCGGCGAGGCGGCGCGGGTTCACATACGCGGGCAGCTTAGCGGAGGCCATCAGTCGGGGAATTCCATGTCTTCGGCGACGCCGGCGAATTCGAGGTTGAGCGCCTCGTCCAGCTGGGCGCGCTGGGTGATCTTCGCGCCGTTCGGTCCGATGGCGCGGAAGCGCACGAGCCCGCGCCGCTCCCAATCCTTGAGCTTCGTCTCGGCCGCGCCGGTATAGGCGAGCGCCATCGGCCGGGTCAGGCCGGCGGGCGGGAACGGCAGGGTGTATTCGGAGCGTTCAGCGCCGGGCATCGGCCTCTCCATGCTCTTCCGCGCCAGCAAGCGCGGCGAGCAGTTGTTCGACCAACGCTTCCTCATCCGGGCCACAGCCTCGCATCGGGCACACGGTGGTGTCCCAGCCATGCTCGCAGGCTACGCCGGACAGGATGCCGGAACGGGCCGATGCGATCTGTTTGGCCAATCCACGCAGTCTTGCCAGCTCGCCCAGCAGAGCGCCGACGTTGCCGGGTGAGGCTGCTGCGATCCACGGCGCGATGTTGTAGCCCTTCACATAGGGCGCGATCGCTATGGCCTGCCTTCCCATCCCATGACCATCGTCTCCGCAGACGGCCTCGGTCTTGACGCGCTGCTCACCAAAGGCGGGGCGGTCGACGACGAACAAATAGTCGCGGAAGTGGTCCGGCATCGCGGCCAGGGCGGCGGTCAGCAGCTCGATGCGAGCTGCAGGCTGCAGCGCTGCCCACGCAAGCACAGGCTGCATCGTCTCGGGATCCCGGGGCATGCCACGCCAAGGCGTCTCCCCGAGCTTGCGAATGAGGGCTTCGAAGCGGCGACGAACCTCCGCAGGATCCTGATCCGGCCACCGTTCAGCGATCCACGCGTCAGAAATCGCTGGCGGGGCCGCCGGCGTGGCCGCGAGGGCGGCGCGGAAGTCAGCGACGTGCAACTCCATCAGCGGACCGTTGCCAGCGTCCGCGCGGTCGCCGTCGTCATAGTCGGCGATGAACCGCTCTGCCGCATCCCGGAGCGCATCCTCCCCCGGCTGCGCAGCTCGGAAGACGAGCGAGCCTTCGAACGATTCGCGCGACCACTTACGGATATGGTCACCAGCGAACGCGACGTAGATCGCGGCCGGCACCTGATGCTCGGGTGCAGTCATGCGAGGTCTCCAAACGGAATGAACGGCTGATCGCCGGGGATGTAGAGCGGGTGCTTGGGGTGTCCGGCCTTCGTCGTGCCGAGACAGACAAGGCGCGCGCCGTGCAGCTGCGCCATGCCCTGGACATAGACCGCGCGCGCCCGGTGCTCGCCGTGGACGCCCCAGGCGGCCATTATCGGCTTGCCAGTGGCGCTGGCCACCTTGAGCGCCCGGATCAGCCACATATCGTTGTCCGGGCCGACAGGATCCGGCGCCGCCTTCATTTTGTCCGGCGAACTCGTGCGGAAGGCGAACAGGTTGATGACGTTGATGCCGCCGAAGCCGTCGCGCCGCGCGAACTCCATGCACCGCCCGATCGTGCGGTCATCCACCTCCGCGTCCGCGGTCGAGGGGTTCAGCATGATGATCGTCAGGCGCTGGGCAGCCGGGTCCCACTCGCGGGCCAACCAGTAGCGGTAGCGGCCGCACGGGGAGATTTCGGCATGCTTGGCGATGACGCCGCTGGTAAGGGCGAATGTCATGCGGCCACCTGCTCGGCAGGCTGGAGACGGCGCAGCGCGTTGCGGTAGCGGATGGCCGCTTCGAAATCCTCGGCCTTGACCGCGCGATCGCGCAGGCCCGTGAGCCGCTGGATGGCTTTGCGCAGCGGGATTTCCCGCCGCGGCATCTCGGCCGGATTGCCGTCGAACAGCTCACTGCTGGACAGCTGCCGAAGCTCGCTTCGCCCGGGCCCGAACCTGACCAGCCACATGCCATTGATGCCGCCATAGCAACGTCCGCGCCGGATCCTGCCGTCATAGTCCCTGAACAGCCGGTCCTCGCCGGTGACTATCAGCCGGCCGCCGCGATCGGTGAGCCGCCAGCTGCAGCCCTGCAACTGTTCGGTGGACGGCCATCCGCCAGGACCATCGGCATAGCGCCCCCCAAAATAGTCGGCCGGGTCCAAGCGACCGCGGTTCGGGGTGAAGTCGAAGCCGCGCTCGACCAGGGGCGCGGTCGCGCGCCGGATCGCCACTTCGTAGGCCTTGCCGATCAGGTAGGGCATCTTTTCGCGCTTGCCGAAGTCCCAACGGCCACCGTTGCGGTTCTCGGTCACCTGCTCCTGGAAGAACTCGAAGCTGCAGCCGGTAGGCGTGCTTTCGGCCTTCACGAACAGCGTCCCTGCCGGCGTTGCCCGGGAGCCAAGTCGATGGGATTTGTTCAGCGACGGCCAGCGCTCAGCGATCCAAGGATCCTTGCCGAACGTGAAGCCGCACGCTTCGAGCGCGTGCATCAGGCGGTTGAAGGTCTCCCAGTCCTCCTCCTGCCAGCCCCAGTTCTCGCGCTGGCGTCCTGATTGGACGGACACGTGCAGGGTCGTGTCGTGGATGCGGAAGGTGCGGTTGTTCATGATGGCAATCCCATCAGCAGCGCGTCGCGAGCTGCGTTCAAGTCAGCCATCGCTTGGCCGTCACCGTCCTGCCGGTCCGGGTGCAGCTTCATCGCGAGTGCGCGATGCGCCGCAATGACATCTTCCCGGCCGAACGACCGGCCATCGATGCCCAGGACCTGAGCGGGCGTGCGTCCGTTGATGTCCGCGGGAGCGGGGAGCGCCACGAACCCCGTGAAGGTCTGCTGGACGATGCGCAGGCCCCCGTGCCGCGCCTCAGTTACGCGCGCCTCGAGAACGTGATGGATCGCCTGCAGGTTGTGCTGCAGTCGCGGATAGCGGTCGACGGCGATGCAGCGCTCCTTGCCGTCCCAGAGAAACCACACGGCGACGCCCGGGTCAGCCGGGTTCGACACACCCAAGGTGTAGTTGGACGAGATGACGACGCTGCTGACGGCTTTGCCGGTCGCCTCGCCAAACCGGCGGAGCGAGTTCTGGACGTTCTTCAACGCCGCGGGCAGCTCCGTCTTGAACTGGCTCGCGACGCGGCGGCCGGCTTCGGTGCGCGGAAGCCCGAACGGCCAAGCGAGGGGAAAGGCGGTCGCCATTATGCTGCCTCCGGCCAATATTCGAGCTCGCGCGACGGGAAGATGTTCGCCAGCTGAGAGAAGCGATCGAGCCACCGCTCTTTCGCCTCCATCGGGTCCCAGAACTTGAAGGAGATCGGCACGGCGTCGATGCCGGCGAGACAGGCCCATTCGCCCGCCTTCCCCGGCATCAGCTCACGCTGCTCCGCGGCGAGCATGGTCATATCGGCGCGCTTGACGAGCGGATCCGAACAGCTCTCGCCCAGCCCGAAGCGCTCAGCGATGACGCGTTCGATCTCGCCCTCGATGGCCTTGTAGGCCGGGAGCAGGGACTTCAGCGGCCGCGTGACGTCCCCGATGAAGCCTTCCGACGCGTCGTGCATCAGCGCGGCCAGGCGAAGCTCGTCCGGCACCAGATAGCTGGCGTGCCAGCAATGCTCCGCTACCGAGTAGAACCGGCGGCACTGTCCAGCGAAACGACAGGTGTTGGCGAGGCCGTGCGCTATGTCGTCGAGCTGGAAGCGGGACCCGGCCGGGTCGGTCAGGTCGAAATAGTGGCCACTCTGGAGCAGGATCGTCGGCCCCTTCGCGGTCTTGATGCGAATGTCGGTCATCGGGTTCCCTCGGATTGAGCGCTCCGGCCGGCCATCACGGCCGGAGCTGGGGGCACGGGCTGGGCAACGATGGCACCCGCGTGGGGAAGCTGCGCGGCGATCACCGCGCGGAAGAGCATGGAAGCGAGCAGCGTTGCCCCCAGCCCGGCTGCGCCGATCGCGGCGCGCCGGCTGGCTTCGTCAGCTGCACGGAACTTCGGTTCCGCTTTCGGGAATTGCGGTTCCGTTTTCATCGGCCGTCCCCGCGCAGATACTCGCGGACACCGCGACCCGCGTCTGTGAAGCGGAAGCTTTGGCCGCTCGCCTCGAGCAGGCCGAGCGCCGCCAGTTCATCGCATTCGGCCAGGCAGTCACCAGCAGCGAACGGATGCAGGTTGATGCGCGACGCGAGGACCTGGCCCAAGCGGCCATCCAGCGTGGCGGCGATCTGCTCCCCCAGCACCTTCAGGTTGAGCCGGCTGGGCATGCGAACCCATCCGTTCGCCAGCACGAACTTGCCCTCGCCGCTCGGCGACAGCACCTTGACCTTGCCGTCGGCGCGGCGGCCCAGCACCGGGCAGTCGAACTGGAAGACCGGCGGCGGCATGCCGATGCCCCACGACATCTCCCGCGAGGTCGCCTCGCGATAGACGGTGATCGCCTCGCACGTCTCTGGATCGAGCAGCAGCTCGCCCATCCGATAGTGCTGCATCTTCGTGAAGCGGGCATCGGGCCCGCCGAGGTAGCCGATCCAAGAGCTCTGGTTCGACGGCGTGATGACGAACTTGTCGGGCTGGCGGGGGAAGATGCGCATTACCGCCCTCCCCGCGCCGACAGCACGGCGATCTTGCGCTCGAACAATGCCGGCAGGCGCGGCCAGTCGCCGGCCCACACGCGCGCCCACCGCGCCTGGCTCTCGGGGTTCTCGCTGGCGCGGCGGCGCGGCGCGGTCATCGGCGCACCCGCTCGACGCGCACGGCGAACAGGTCCCCGTCGATGGTGAGCAGGATCCCGCCGGACATCTCCGGCACGGGGTCGATCGAGTGTTCGCGGCCGTGAAGCTCCGGCGCATCCTCTATGAAAAGGTCGAGCGTCGATCGCACGGCCGTCTCGACGGCGCCGAGCAGGATGGCGCTGCCCATCAGGCGGCCGCCTTCGCCGGCTCGACACCGGCGCGAAGCTGCTCGATGAAGGCAAGCGCATCGGCGCGGGTCGGGAAATCCTCGATCAGCTCAGCATGTCCGATGATCTGGATCTGCCGCACGTCGAACACCGCGAAGATCTCGGCGTCAGCCTCGGCGCAGGCCTCGAAGCAGGTCGAGCCATCCTCGCCGTCCGGCTCGCCCTTGAAGAGATCGCGCTGCGGCTCGATCGCGTAATCCTCACCGAGGATCGGGCCGCGCTCCATGTCGTGGACATAAAGCCAGCACTGGACCAGCACGCCGTCGCCATCGGTCTCGATAACCTGCGCGCCGTCCCGCACCTCCAGCTTGTCGTCCAGACCTTCGGCGGCGAGCTTGCGCGCGCCCTGCCGGAAAGCTTCTGCCAGCTCGGGGCCATAGGAGCCGTTGGCCGGAGCCGCCGACATCGGCGCGGCATCGGTCGCCGGGCGCGTCGCCAGCTGGGTCTCGCGGTGGCACTGGTGGCAGAACGCGAAGTCGAAAGTCTCGCTCAGCGTCCAGAGCTGGTTCTCGCGATCCCACTCGGCCCACGCATCGCGCGTGACCGCGGTGCCGCCGCAGTGGGCGCAGGCATATTCGATCCGGGTTGATTGTTCGGCCACGTGGCCACCTCCCAAAGCGGGTCCGCATGCCGCACCGTGCGGCAAATGAGACGCCTTGGAAGTGGATTACTGCGGCATATATGCCGTGTCAACAGAATACGGCATATATGCCGCTTTAGATACTCAGCACGTCATCCCAGGGCACGATCGTGTGAACGTGCTTGATACGGTCGCGGGGGACTTCGAACTCCAGCGCGGGATTGAACTGGCGCATGACGATGGCGCCCGCCTTCTCTTTTACCAGCTGCTTGATGAGCACAGCGGCTACCTCTTCGGTGTTGTCGATCGGCGCGCGAAGCTGGACAATGATGTCGTCGTTGACCCGCGCGCGCTTCTTGCTGCTCACCAAAACCCGGCGCCCGGAGTCGAACCGGGGCTCCATCGAATGCCCGGCGACCTCCACCACATAATATTCGTCACGCGCTGCCAGCGCAGTGGGCCGCGCCATATAGTCCCTAGGCTCGCTCAAAAATAAGTCCGTTTGTTCAACCGCGTGCGTGGCACCGTCCGACGAAATGACGTCCAGATCCGCACCCAGCGCCGTGCCGTAGATCGGCAAGTTCTTGGGAAAGCGCCGAAAGTCCGGGAGGGACGGCTGGCCCGGCAAATCGTCCCCCGGCGAAGAGACGGTATCGGGACCATCGCCACCTAGAAGCCACTCGGGGGTGGTGCGCAGGGTCTGTGCCAGCTGCTGCAATCGCTCGGCAGAAGGCATGGCATTCCGCGAGCGTATATAACGGATAGCATCGGGCTTGCCGGTGGCGTCTATCGACGCCTCGCGCTCTGTGAGGTTAAGCTCTGCGAGCTTCGCTGCTATGCGTTGGGTGAGTACATCGATCTTGCTGGACACGCGGCGATAATGCCGCACATCAGCAAAAATGTCGTGCGGCAGATATGCCGTTGACGATGCGGCATCTATGCCGTATTCGGTGCCCATGGACACTTACGAAGCCGCTCTTCTGCTGGTAGCCGATGCGTACGCTGCGGCGGTCGACGCCAATGGCGGCAAATCGCTCGCCCGCGTTGCGACCATCGTCGTCAACCGAGGATCGTTCTTCGAGCGGCTCCGCGATGGCGGCGGCTGCACCGTCCAGAACCTTGAGCGTCTCATCGAGTGGTTCCGCGTGCCGGGGAACTGGCCGCTTAACATCATTCCTGACGTTGCGCGCACTGCGCTCGTTACGATGGGGCGCCCTGCGTTCGAGGCTGCGGCAGCATGAGCGGCGAAGGCTTCGTCCCGGCGGCTCCCAGCTGCGCGACATGCGGCGTCGGATCTTGGCATCCTGACGTTCACAGCTGCTCGCTGGCCGATTGTTCGTTCCGTGCATGGAAGGCGCGGGACGCGAGCGCGGAGGGTGCCTCCCTCCTTCCCTCCGCGCTCACTGCGCCCGCTGCTGTTCTGTTCCCTGTTCATGACGCATCCGTAGCGGATGCCGGAGCGCGAAATCATGCGTGACGAAGACACGATCCAGCGAAATCTCGAAGCGAAGCAGGCGGCTTTCTTCCTCGGCTGCGAGAAGCGCGGCCTCACGCTGGCCGCGCTCGGCGAGGTGCTCGACGTGTCATCCTCGACGCTCAGCGCCTACCGCCCGACGCGGGCTCGGCCCAAGCCGTCGCTGATGCCGCTCGCGCTCTTCGTCCGTATCGCCCGCTGCGACGCGGTGCCGACCGAGCTTGCCAACCTGCTGATCGAGGATAGCGGGCACCAGCTCGCGCCGATCGACGCCGTGCAGACCGACTGGCTCAGCCTGGGCGAGCGCGCCGCGGGCTTCGCGGCCAAGGTCTGCAAGTTTCAGGCGACCGGCGGGCACATCGACCACCGCGAGGACGCGGAGCTTCGCGAGGACATCCTGATCATCGTTTCGGAGGGTGCGGGCGCCGCAGGCGTCGGCTGATCCACAGAGCTTAACCAACAGCGCCGGGCGCGGGGTCCGGCGAGGAGAAGAACATGAGCGCCATTCACGGCGCGGGCGCGGCGATGGCCGCTTCCGCGATGGGAAACTTGCGTCCCGCGATCATGCGGCCGCAGCCGATCGACCGGTCCACGCTTCGCCAGCGTGACTTCGACCACCCGTACCCGTTCCGGACGCACCGCAACTGCGCCGAGCTGATTGCCGCAGGTGCGATGTGAACGCGCCCGCGACCAATTTGCGCATTCCGCAAATTGCTCCGGCCGGGCCGCGCAAGGGCTATGGCCACGGCGGCAAGCAACGCCGCTTCGAGAGCATCGAAGCGCGCGGCGCCCGCGCCCGCCTGGCCGACGATCATCCCGCGATCGTCGAGGGCCGCACCATCATGCCGAAGCGCGTGTATCAGCCCGGCGACCTGCCGCGCCTGCTGGTGTTAGGGAAGAACAGCCGCAAGATCGGCGCGACCGTCGAGCGCGGCCGGTGGGCCGGATCGCCGATCTTCACGCTGACGCTCGAGGAACGCGCAACCTGCCCGCGCAGCTGCGCTGAGTGGAACACCTGCTACGGCTCGAACATGAACTGGGCCAGGCGCATCGCGCACGGACCCGAGTTCGAGGCCATGCTCTGGGCCGAGCTGGAAGCGAAGCAAGGCGAGCACCCGGCCGGCTTCGTCGTGCGGCTCCACGTCCTGGGTGACTTCTACTCGGTCGGCTACGCCGAGCTGTGGGGCGAGGCGATGGCGGCGTTCCCCGCGCTACGGGTGTTTGGATACACCGCGCACCCGCCCGCCAGCGAAATCGGTCGGATCGTCGGCCGGCTGAACGAGCGGCATCCTGATCGCTTCGCCTACCGGTTCAGCGGGCACGACGCCGCGACGCGCGGCTCCGTCGTGATCGAGCGCGGCGAGGACACCCCCCACACCGTCTGCCTGGCGCAGCGCACCCTCACCGACGCGGCCGGCAATGCCAAGGCCGACTGCTGCGCCACCTGCGCCCTCTGCTGGCAGAGCGATCGCACGATCGCCTTCTGGAGGCACTGATGGCCCGCACCTGCTCCAGCTGCGGCACGGGCATCGGTCCCCGCGGTAAGACCGGTCGCTGCCGGCCTTGCCATACCGCATGGCTGCTCACCGATCCGGAGATGGTCGCGAAGCGGGCGGAGGCTCGCCTTGCGTTCAACACCGCGCGCCGGATGGACCGTCCCCACTGTGCCGAGTGCGGGATCGAGGTGGGCCTCAAGTCGAAGTGGTGCCGCCCGTGCGCCCGTTCGAAGTTCGGCCGCGATCCCGAGGTGCGCAGCCGCGCCGCCGCCACGCTCGCCGAGAAGCACCGGACGGATCCGGCGTTTCATGAACAGCACCGCGCCCGCGTGCAGGCGGCGATGGACCGCTGCAAGCAGGATCCAGCATTCTCGGCCCAGCGCCGAGAGCACGGGCGCCGGTACGGCAAGCACAACATCGAGCTGACCCGCTCGCCGGAAAGCCGGGCTAAGGCCGGAAAGACGAACTCAGCTCGCCGGCTCGCACATATCCCGCCGGGCTATCGCGCCTATTATCGCGAGCTCATCAAGAAGAAACTGCCGGCCACCGAGCGGGCCCGGCTGGCGATCGAGCGCTATCACCTCGACCGTGCGCACGCGCTGGCTGCCCAGGCGGCGGTGTTCCTGCAGCGCACCAGCTCCGTCTACCGCTGCGACGAAGGCGGCCAGCCCTGCAAGACGGGCAAGTTCTGGCGCCGCGGCACCGCAACGATGACCGACGCCGATCTCGTCCAGCGCGCGATCGGGCTGGGCTGGGACCCTGACGCCTGGCGCCGCGTGCCGGGCACGTCCTCGCCGCACGCATCCCCCTCCTCCACGAACCGTCGCGCCTCGGCGCCGGAGATCCGCGCATGACCGTCGACAATTATCAGGCCTTCCTTGAGGCGAAGATCCCGCAGGCCCTGCTGGCCGGGTTCGAGTGCGATCTGGACGAGGTACGCACCCACCTGACCGATGGGCGCGAGATGCGGCCGCATGTCCGGGCGATTGTCCAATGGGGCGTGCGGGGCGGCCGGCGAGGCTACTTCCTGGCCTTCGGCCTGCACAAGACGATGATCCAGCTCGAGACGGTGCGGATCGTCGCGGACAAGGCCGGCGGGCCCGCGATCATCGTGCTTCCGCTCGGCGTGCGTCAGGAATTCTTCGCCGACGCCGAGCTGCTCGGGACGATGGTCGCCTTTTGCCAGAGCGATGCCGAGATCGAAAAGCTGGCCGACCGCATCCACTGGCCCGCCGACCAGCAGCCGATCATTCTCACGAACTACGAGAGCGTCCGCGAGGGCAAGATCGACGTGTCGCGCTTCGTGGTCGCGAGCCTGGACGAGGCGGACGTCCTCCGCAGCTATGGCTCGAAGACCTATCAGGAGTTCCTGCCGCTCTTCGAGGCGGTACCCTACCGCTACGTTGCCACCGCCACCCCTAACCCGAACCGGCACAAGGAGCTGATCCACTATGCCGGGTTCCTCGGCATCATGGACACCGGCCAGGCGCTGACCCGGTTCTTCCAGCGCAACAGCGAGAAGGCGGGCGACCTGACCCTCTACCCCCACAAGGAAGAGGAATTCTGGCTGTGGCTCAACAGCTGGGCATGCTGTGCGAACCGGCCCAGCGATCTTGGCTTCAGCGATGACGATTACGAGCTGCCGCCGATCGAGGTGCGCTGGCACGTCGTCGCTGCCGATCTCGCCGACGCGGGGACGGACAGCATGGGACAGGGCAAGCTGCTGCGCGACGCGGCGCTGGGTGTCCAGGAAGCCGCGCGCGAGAAGCGCAGCACCCTGCCGGCCCGCATTGCCAAGGTGACCGAGATCGTCGCGGCCGCCCCGGCGGACCACTTCATCCTCTGGCACGATCTCGAAGATGAGCGGAAGGCGCTGGCCGTCTCCGTCCCCGAAAGCGAATTCGTCTATGGCTCGCAGAAGCTGGGCCAGCGCGAAGACATCGTCGAGCGGTTCAAGACCGGCCTCCTGCGCAACCTCGGCGCCAAGCCGAGCATGCTCGGTGCGGGCGGCAACCTTCAGCGCCACTGCCACCGGGCGATATTCGCGGGCGTCGGCTTCAAGTTCCGCGATTTCATCCAGGCTATTCACCGCATCCAGCGGTTCGGCCAGCCCCTGCCCGTCGTCATCGACATCGTGTCCGCGGAGACCGAAACCGAGGTCGTTCGCGACCTGCAGATGAAGTGGGCGCAGCACGACGAGATGGCCGAGCGTATGAGTGGCATCATCCGCCGCTTTGGCCTGCAGCATGATGTCGCACTCGCCGGGCTCAAGCGGAGCATCGGCGTGGAGCGGCGCGAGGCGGCCGGCACCGGCTGGGCGCTCGCGAACAACGACTGCGTTGATGAGGCGGCGCGGCTCGAGGAGGGATCGGTCGACCTGATCGTCACCAGCATCCCCTTCTCGAACCACTACGAATACACGCCGAGCTACAACGACTTCGGCCACACCGACGACGATCGGCATTTCTTCGCACAGATGGATCATCTGACGCCCGCACTCTTCCGTGCGCTGGCGCCCGGCCGGCTGGCCTGCATCCACGTCAAGGACCGGATCCTGTTTGGCTCGGTGACCGGCGAGGGCGTGCCGACGGTCAACCCGTTCCACGCCAAGGCAATCTTCCACTACCTGAGCCACGGTTTCCAGTTTCTCGGCATGCGGCACGTCGACACCGACGTCGTGCGCGAGAACAACCAGACCTATCGGCTCAGCTACAGCGAGATGCTGAAGGACGCGACCAAGATGGGTTGCGGCTCGCCGGAATACATCCTGCTGTTCCGCAAGCCCCAGACCGATCGCTCCAAGGGCTATGCCGACAATCCCGTCGCGAAAGACCCGGCCGGCTACAGCCTGGCGCGCTGGCAGGTCGATGCCCATGCGCATTGGCGCAGCAGCGGCGACCGGCTGCTGACCCCCGAGGAGCTGGCGCACGAAACGCTTGCCGATCACGTCGAGCGCTTCGCGAACATGCCCATCGGCACGCTGGTCAAGGCGTTCCGCGAGCAGAGCCGCGGCATCGTCTATGACTATGACGCGCACGTCGCGATCGGCGAGACGATCGAGGAGCGCGGCGCCAGTGACGGCCGGGGCAAGCTGCCCCGCACCTTCATGGCGCTGGCGCCCGGATCGACCGATATCGGCATCTGGGACGACATCGTGCGCATGCGCACCCTCAACGCCGAGCAGGCGCGGAAGGGTGCTGAGAAGCACGTATGCCCGCTCCAGTTCGACATCGTCGACCGGCTGATCGACTTCTACTCGATGCCGGGCGAGCTGGTGTTCGACCCCTTCGCCGGGCTCGGCACCGTGCCGATGCGCGCGGTGAAGCTCGGGCGCCGCGGCGCCGGCAGCGAGCTGAACCCAACCTATTTCGACTTCGCCTGCCAGTACCTGCGCGAAGCGGAGGCAGAGGCGGCCGTGCCGTCGCTGTTCGACCTGATGGGCATCGCGGCATGACGGAAGCCCATCCCCTTCTCGACGCCGCCGCCCAGGGCGCCCGGCTCGAGGCGCTCGTGCAGCACGCACAGAAGCGCGTGGCCCGCGCCGACGAACGCCGCGACCGCGCGAACCTCGAAGTGACCGACGCCTTCGACGGGCTCGAAGCCGCGAAGGCCAATCTTGCCGCCTGGCTGGCGGCCAACCCCGATCCGCAGCTGAGCATGATCGAGGCCATCACCCCCAAGGGAGACGAAGAATGAGCGACAGCATTTCCGCTGAACAGCTTCGCCTCTTCATCGAGCGCATCGAGCGCCTCGAGGAGGAGAAGAAGGGCATCGCCGACGATGTGAAGGATGTCTATTCGGAGGCGAAGTCGACCGGCTTCGACGTCAAGACGATGCGCGCCATCGTCCGGCTCCGGAAGATGGAGAAGCACCACCGCGACGAGGCGGAGATGCTCCTCGAAACCTACAAGCAGGCGCTGGGCATCTGATGGCCGGGCCCCTCTTCACCTGCGAGGCCAAGGCCCTCGCCGGCGCGCTCCGCTCCGTCCGCGAGGTGGTCGAACGCACCAACACCATCGTCATCCTGGGCAACGTGCTGATCGAGGCCGATGCGGCCGGCACCGTCCGGGTGACCTGCAGCAACCTCAGCATCGAGGCGACGCGCGTCGTCGCCGCGCAGGTGCGCGAGCCGGGCGCCATCACCGTGCCGGCGAGCCGCTTCACCGATGTCGTCGGCGCAATGGAAGATGGCGCCCAGGTCGAGTGCGATGCCAGCGGCGACGGTGGCAAGATGCTGGTCAAGTCCGGCCGTAGCCGCTTCACCTTCGCGACGCTGCCAGCCAAGGACTTCCCGGGCATGGTGTTCGGCGCCTCGGCGACCACCATCGAGATGCCGGCGCTCACCCTCAACGACGCGCTGGTGACCGTCCGCCCGGCGATCTCGACGGAAGAGACGCGCTATTACCTGTGCGGCGTGTTCTTCCACGTCCGCGAAGAAAAGCTGCGCTTCGCCGCGACCGATGGCCACCGTTTGGCCCGCGTCGTCATTCCGATGCCGGACGGTGCCGCTGACCTGCCCGACACGATCGTTTCCACGGCCGTGATCGACCTGGTCAAGAAGAACCTGCCCGATGGCGATGCCAACGTCCGGATCGAGTTTAGCGGGGCGAAGGTGCGGTTCAGCATCGGCGATCTGGTGATCACCGCCAAGGCGGTGGAGGGCACCTATCCTGAATACACCCGGGTCATCCCGCCCAAGCCGTCCCAGCGCATCGAGGTCGATCGCGATGCGCTCTCGAAGGGGCTCAAGCGGGTGCTGCTCGCAAACGACGACAAGACGCGGTCGGTCAAGCTCAGCGTCACGCCGTCGGCGCTGGCGATCACTTCCGCCTCGACGGTGGTCGACGGCAGCGAGGAAGTGCCCTGCGAGGCCAAGATCAAGGGCGGCGAGTTCGTCGTCGGCTTCAATGGCCGCTACCTGAGCGACCTCCTCGGCGTGCTCGACGTCGATAGCGTCATCTTCGAATCGGACGAACCCACCGCTCCCACCCTGATCACCAGCCCCGGCCGGCCGGACGCAACGCTCGTCCTGATGCCGATGCGCGTCTGAGGAGAAATCGAAATGTCTATGGATATTACCGTCACCTGCGACATGTGCCGCAAGGACATCACCGACAGAAAGACGATCTGCGAAGGCTGCGCGCATGACGACGAGGTAGTGCCCGCGGATCACACCGTCCTGCACGACCTTTCCGCAGCAATCCGCCGCGGGGACTGTACCGAGGCTGGGCACCTCCTCGACCGCCTGGTCGCCAAGGAACAGGGCGCCCGCGAGGCGGTCGAGCGCGGCCGGTTCTCGCCTGCAGCGAGGAAGGCAGCGTAATGGCCGCACTCCTCGGCTCCCATACCTCCGAGCGGATCGTCCGGCACGCCCATGTCTTCTGCGGCATCGGCGCGGGCGCGAAGGGCTTCAACATGGCCAAGGCCCGCGTCGGCAATGTCGTCGCGCGCTTCGTCTGCACGGGCGGCATCGATGTCGACGCCGGCGCAATCCGCAACTTCGAGCGCCTGACCGGTGTGCCTGGCACCGTGATGGATCTATTCTCGCGCGAGCAATACATCGCGTTCCACGGCAAGGAGCCTCCGGCCGGCTGGCGCGAAGCCACGCCCGCAGACATCCGCGCCGCGCTCGTCGGTCCGGACGGCGTTCGGCCGGACGTCATCTTCCTCTCGGCGCCGTGCAAGGGCTTCTCGGGCCTGCTGAGCTCGAAGCAGTCGCTCACCGACAAGTATCAGGCGCTCAACGCGCTGACCCTGCGCGGTGTCTGGCTGGTGTGCGAGGCGTTCAAGGACGAGCCGGTCCCGGCGATCCTGTTCGAGAATGTGCCCAGGATCCTGACGCGCGGCCGGTGGCTGCTCGACCAGATCGGCGCCATCCTCCGCGGCTATACTTATAACTGCGCCGAGACGGTGCACGATTGCGGCGTGCTCGGCGGCCTCGCCCAGAGCCGCAAGCGCATGCTGCTGATCGCCCGCCAGCGCGAGATCATCCCGAACTTCATCTACGAGCCCGAGAAGAAGCGCCTGCGCGGCGTGGGCGAGGTGATCGGCAAGCTGCCCATGCCCGGCGATCCGGTCGCCGGCGTCATGCACCGCATGCCGATGCTGCAGTGGAAGACGTGGGTCCGCCTGGCGCTGGTGCCGGCCGGCCGCGACTGGCGCGCGCTGAACGAGCTGGCCGTGGTCGATGGCGTGCTGCGCGACTATGGCATCGTTCCCGAGCAGGCGCTGCGCGATGGCGCGCTGGGTGTCATGGGCTGGGACGAGATGTCCGGCGTCGTAATCGGCAACCAGCGCTCGCCGCTTCACGGCCGGCATAGCGTTGCTGATCCGCGCACCAACGAGCTTCGCAGCGGTGGATACGGCGTGCTCGGCTTCGAGGGCCCGGTAGGCACGGTCGCTGGCGAATCTCTGCCCAGCAATGGAAAGTTCGCGGTTGCCGACCCTCGCGCGGGCGGCTGGCACAATGAGGCGCTGGGCGTGCGGGCGTGGGAGGATGTCGGCCGGGTGGTGGCAGGTTCCTCTCGACCGGCCAACGGCGCGCATAGCGTCGCCGACCCGCGCTATGCCGCCCGAGACCAGACACTCGGCGTCGCAGCGTGGGCCGAGGCGGCTGGCACCGTCCAAGCCAAGAGCGGCCCGACGAACGGCGCATTCTCCGTCGCGGACCCCCGGCCGGGCTATGGGGCAGCGACACATGGCAACATCATGCGTGTGTCCGAATGGGACCGGCCATCGCCCACTGTCACCACCGGACACGGCCCGACGAACGGAGGCCACGCGATCGCTGACCCGCGCGTCGACGGCCACCCGCGCTCAGTGCAGCTCGGCGTTCGGGCATGGGATGCCACCGCACCGTGCATCAAGGGCGACGTGTCCGTCGGCACCGGCCCCTACGCGGTCCAGGATCCGCGCATGCTCGGGCGCCCGCGCTTCAACAACATCTTCCGCATCGTGCCCTTCGAGGATGCCTCACCCGCGGTGGCCGGCCCAGGCGGGGCGGCTGGCGGCGTTTGCGTCGCTGACCCTCGGCCGCTCGACAAGGACTATACGACTACCAAATACAAGGTCACCCCTTGGGAAGGCCAGAGCCGCACCGTTATCGGCGCGTCGACCACGGGCGACGGCGCCTTCGCGGTGGCCGATCCCCGGCCCACGCACGGCCCCCACGCCCACCAGAACAAGATGCGGGTCGTGTCGGCGGAGGATCCCGCCCCGACCATCACCGGCAGCGATCGCGTGGGCTCCGGCGCACTCAGCGTCGCCGATCCCCGCCCTGTCGGCTTCCGCGATGGCCGCGAGCACTTCGGTGCAGGTGGTCATTACGGGGTGGTGCCTTGGGCAGAGCCGGCCAAAACTGTTACCGGGCAGCCGTGCTCGTATGACCGCGGCTTCAACTCGGTCGCGGACCCGCGCGAGGCGGCCGGTGAAGCGTTGCCCGCCCTGCCCGGCCCTGACGACCGCCTGGTCGCCCACATCATCGCGCTCGACGGCACCTGCCATCGCCCCTTCACCACGCTCGACCTCGCCTCGCTGCAGTCGATCGTGGATCCGGAGCTGACCTTCTACCGGGACGCGGACGGCATCTGGCACATGCGGACGCCGTTCGAGCTGGACAGCAAGAGCGACGCCGAGAAGCGCGAATGGATCGGCAATGCGGTGCCCAGCGAGAGCGCGGCGGAGATCGGCGGCGTCATCGGCGAGGCGATCCTGCTGGCCGATCTGGGCGAGACGTTCAGCCTGTCGGCCAGCACCATCTGGGTTTCGCCAGCGCGCGTCGCGCTCGCCGTTGACACCCAGCAGCATGCCTTCCTCATGGAGGCTGGACGCGCGTGATCAACAAGCAGGCGGCCACCGCGCCCATCGCCCTAGCAGACGCTGGCACGAGCTCGGTCGACTGGCCCGCAGCTGATCCTACCAGCCCGTTCTTCTGCCACGGCCCGACCGTGATCAGCCTCAGCGGCGGCCGGACGTCGGCCAAGATGCTGTTCCGCGTCCTCGAGGCGCATGGCGGTCGGCTGCCCGAATATGTGCATGTCTGCTTTGCGAACACGGGCAAGGAACGCGAGCCCACCCTGCGCTTCGTGCACGAAATCTCTACCAGGTGGGGCGTCCGGGTCCGCTGGCTCGAGTTCCAGACGGACCTCGCGAGCGCAGGCGCCGAGGGCCGGTTCATCGAAGTCGGGTACAACAGCGCGTCGCGTAAGGGGGAGCCGTTCGATCGTCTGATCGCGCGCAAGCAGGCGCTGCCCAGCGGGCGGCAGCGTTGGTGCACTGAGTTCCTGAAGGTCAAGGTCCTGTTCGACTTCGCGGCGTCGATCGGTTTGGGCCAGCCCGGCGATTTCATCGAGATGATCGGGCTGCGCGCGGACGAAAAGACGCGGATCGATCGCCTGCTTCGTGATGCTCGCAATGAAGCGAGCCATCTCAGCTTTCCCTTGTCAACCGCAGGCGTGGTGAAGGACGATATTTTTTCGTTCTGGGGCTCGCAACCGTTTGACCTGCAGTTGCCGCGCGGGCTTGGCAACTGCGATCAATGCCCATTCTTGGGCACAAAGGCGCGCATTGCCCGCGCCCAGATCGATCCGGCCAGCTGCGAGCAGTGGGCCCGTTGGGAGATCGTCACCGGCTACCGGTTCGGCCGGTATCACACCTTCGTGGAGCTGCTCGGCGTGGTGGCGAGGTCGCCCCGGTTGGAGCTGGACGAAGAGGTGGACACCGAGTGCGGCGCTTGGTGCCCGTCGATCATGGGCGGCATCTGATGGCGCCAGTATTTGAGGCTCCGCGGTCGAGCAACCTCGTCATCGGAAAGCACGTGCCGTGGAACGCCATGTGGAGCGGTGAGGAAGCCGGCGGCTATGAGATCCGTCCGTGTCGCTCGGTCAACGGCCGGCTGGCGGTCTGGCAGCGTCACGCGCCTAGCAAGGGCACGCCGATCTTCGCCAAGCCCCATATGGTTCGCCAGCGCCGTTCCATCGCAGAGATGCGTTGCACGGTATGCGGGGAGTGCACGCCGGCAAATGACCGCTGGTGGTTCGGGCTCGGTCGCTTCCAGGACGGCTGGTTCATGACGACCGAGGCGCCCGTGCATCATGCATGCGCGCTGCACTCCGAGAAGGTCTGCCCTCACCTGCGCGCGCTCGGCGCCCAGCTGCGGCGCTTCCCGGAAGGTCACTCTATCCTGCAAGCCCTCGTCGGCGGGCCCAAGGTGGCGGAAGATTTCGGCCTCGAGATCGACCCGGCGCGGCCGGTGATCGGCAACCTGAAGATCGCGTGGCCCGAGGATGCCGCGCAGATCAGGCGCCGGCACCTATGACCGATCGCATCATCGCCCACATCATCGAAATCGAAATGGTCGCGCCATGAATACCCTCTCCGCTCCGTTGCCCCTGACGCCGCCCGACGCCGATCTGCAGGACTTCGCGTTCATGCCGCTCCACGTCGCGCGCCTGCGCGATAGCGACCTCGCCGCCGAGGCTGCTCCGGAGGCATGCTGGTATGCCGTGCTTCTCTGGGCCGCATCCTGGCACCAACTGCCGGCAGGGTCGCTCCCGGATAACGATGCGGTGCTCGCGCGCCTCTGCGGCCTCGGTCGCGACCTGCGCACCTTCAAGAAGCATCGGGCTGATGCCATGCGCGGCTTCGTCCGGTGCTCCGACGGCCGGCTATATCACCCGGTAGTGGCGGAGCAGGTCGTAGCCGCCTGGCAGAAGAAGCTTGAGCAGCGCTGGCGCACCGAGCTGGCGCGCATCAAGAAGGCCAATCAGCGCAACGGCACCGACCTCCCGTCCCCGACCTTCGATGAGTTCATCGCTGGGGACAAGGCTATCCCGGTCCCCGATGTGTCCCCGGGGACAACAGCCGATGTCCCCGGGGAAATCACCTCCAAGAGACAGGGAGAGGGACAGGGACAGGGAGAATATAGTTCCGATGCTAACGCATCGGGCGCCGCGGCGCCGCCCGCCGTGATCGATCCGGAAAAGGTCATGTTCGATGCCGGCCGCACGCTGCTCACCTCGGCCGGTATCAGCATCGAGGCGGCCGGGCGCCTGCTGGGCAGGTGGAAGCGAGACCATGGCGCCGAGGCGGTGATCATCGCACTCGGCAAGGCGCAGCGCGAAGGCGCGATCGACCCCAAATCATTCATCGAAGGATGCCTGCGGAATGGCCAACGATCTCTCAGTGCTGGACGCGGCGGGGACGGGTTCCTCGCTGCCGTTATTGACGCCGAGCGTGATGACCGTGCTGGATAAGGCATATGCCGACGACGCGGTGTTCACCGCGGCCGAAATTGCGCTGATCGAGCCGGTGGCACAGGCGGTCGCCCCGATCGTGCCGGCAAGCGAGCGAACGCTTCGCCAATCGCTCGGGGCGCTAAAGGCGGTGCTGCCAGCCTCGTCCAAGGCTGAGATCGTCGGCGTGCTGCAGTTCAACACCTACATGAAGGAGCTGGCGGGCTGCGATCGGGATGCCTTGGCTGCAGCATGCAAGCGGTGCATCGATGAACTCGACTGGTTCCCGACGATCAAGCAGATCAGGGAGCGCATGGCGCAGTACGTCAGCCGGGAACAGCATGCGATCAACCTGGCGCGCTACATCCTGATGTCGGGGCAGCGCGAGCCTCTCACTGAGGCGGATGTGATCCCGCTGACGGACGAGGAGGTTCGCCGTCTCAAGCCCGAGTTCATCAGCCTTGGGCTGAAGAGCGGCGGGCTGACGCAGGAGCAGGTCGACCGCGCTTTCGCCGGTGTGCCACCGGACCAGCAGGCAGCATAGAACAAACAGTGAATCACAACACGAATTCGGGTATAGCGAGGATATGATGAGCGGGGCTTCGACTTGGGTGATCCTGCGGACCAATGTGCTGCGCACGCTGCCGCTGATGCGTTCGCTAGCGGACGCCGGCATTCAGGCATGGACGCCGGTGCGCGTCGAGCGGCGAGCAGGGCGTGGCAGGAAGCGGCGCGAGATCAGCCAGGTGGAGGTGGCTATCACGCCCACCTTCGTGTTCGTGGCTGAGGCAGACCTGCCCGAGCTGCAGCGCATCCGCGCCCTGCCGACGAGCCCGCATCCCAGCTTCACCATTCTGCGTCACCGCGATCGCATCCCGGTTGTCAGCGAGGCCGGCCTGACGCCGTTGCGTGCGGCCGAGGATCGCTTCCGGCTATCACTGCTCAAGGCGACCCGGTATCGGGTCGAGGCTGGTACCAGCGTGCACATGAAGACGGGGCCGATGGCCGGCATGTCCGGCGTGGTTGAGCGCGGCACCAACAAGGAAATGGTGGTCAACTTCGGTGGCTTCCGAGTGTCGATTGCCTCTTACATTGCCGGAACAGATGCAGTACAACTCGGCGAACAGCCCGTCTCGGGCACCGCCGCATGAGCGGCCCTGACGTGCTAGCGTCGGCTGATCCCTGATCGTGCCGCCTACGTCGCCCCCGCTTCGGCGGGCGTGCGACGCATTTCCCGATACCGCGCGAGCGATGCCCGATCGAGGGCGACCAGAGGGGGTGTGACGCCTTGGCAACACACCCCCTCCCTTGGGTCCTTCCGGGACCCGAGGATAATGCGGGGGGCGAAGGCGCATCTTCGGTCTAGGCGCAGGATTTCGTATGACTGCCGCCGCCTAGTGGCAGAAAACGGCTGATTTCTGCGTGTTTCAGCCTGCCTCACCCGGCATTTTCGCCCCACTAGGGGATTTCAGCATGGGCATCGAAACCGAGACACTCACCCGGGCAAATGTCGCCTGGTTGCTCGGCATGTCGGACAGTTGGGTCCGCGACAGGATGCAGGCCGGCGACCTTCCCCGCCCTGGCTGCACCGCGGAGGAGTATGTCGAGGCCTTCCTCGCCTTCAAGCTTCGGAAGTTTGAGGACGCGGAAGCCGATGGGACCCTCGACCTCCAGGCAGAGCGCGCTCGGCTCGCGAAAGAGCAGGCCGACGAGAAGGCGATGGATAACGCGGAGCGTCGGCGAGAGATCGCCTCGCTCCCCAACATGACGGCCGCTGTCGTTGGCTTGATCTCGCTGGTGGTGGGCAAGCTGTCGCAGGTTCCGGCGCAGGTTGCGAAGGGCGACCACAAGCTCCGGGTCAAGATCGAAACGGCCATCAGCGACGCGCTTGAGGAACTGAGCCTCACCCGCGTCGAAAAGGCGATGGGCGGGGGCTTGGATGAGGAAGAGTCCCCCAGCGAAAAGGAATAAGGCTCTAGCGACCCTCGCCGTCATTGGCGACGAGATCGCCGAAGCCGCGCGATACTGGTTTTCCACCCTCAAGCCCCGCAAGCCGCCACCACTCAGCGAATTCATGACGGACCATGCGCGCAGCGATGACGGCGCGCGCATCCGTCCGTTTCCATTTCAGTCGGATATGGCCGACGCCTTCACAGACCCGCAAACGGAGCAGGTCTCGTGCCGGAAGAGTAGCCGCATCGGCTACTCGACCATTCTGCAATGCTTCGTGGCGTGGCGCATCAGATGGAGCCCGGCGCGCACGCTGTTTTACCAACCGACGATCGACGACGCGGAAAAATTCAGCCGCGACGACCTCGACCCGGTGCTGCAATGGGACATTGTCCGGCAGGTTGCTGAGTTTAAACCTCGGCATCCGGACAACCAGATCCGCGCCAAGCGCTACAAAGGCGGATGGATCCAGATCAAGGGTGCGAACAGCCCCAAGGAATTCCGGCGCGTCACCGCAGACGACGTGTTGCTCGAGGAATGCGACGGGTACCCGTGGGCTACCAAAGAGGAAGGTGACCCGGCTCGGCTGGCATTCAAGCGAAACCTCACCTCTCCCCGCCGCTTCAGTGCGGCCGGCTCGACGCCGAAGGTCAAAGGCTTCAGCCGGATCGATGCCCTGTTCGAGCAGGGTAGCCAGGAATACCGATACGTCCCATGTCCGCATTGCGGTCATATGCAGTACCTGGTGTTCGGCGACGGCACTGGAGCTGGCATTCGGTGGGAGCCGAAGAAGAATCCAACCCGCGTCTGGTATCAGTGCCAGCAGGGTTGCGAGATCGACGAGGCCGAGAAGGCCTGGATGGACGAGAATGGCGAGTGGCGCGCCCACAACCCGGCCGCCTTCCCGCGTCATCGTTCATTTCACATCTGGGCGGCCTACAGCCAGCACCCCGGCGCGGCCTGGGGCGAGATCGTCCGTGAATTCTTGGAGGTTCGGCACGATCCCAATCTCCTACGCACTTGGGTCAACCAGGTGCTGGGCGAGGCCTGGCAGGAGAAGGGCGAAGCGCCAGAATGGCAACGCCTCTACGATCGCCGGGAGAAAGCCATGGCGCTCGGCACCGTACCGTCATGGCCGTGTATCCTCATCGGCTCGATCGACGTGCAGCGCGGGGCTGGCGCTCGCCTAGAACTAGACGTCTGGGCGTTCGGATCGGATCGCAAGCGGGCGCTCGTCGACCATATTGAGGTAGATGGCGCAGTTGCGAACCAAGAAACATGGAAGCAGCTGGACCGCCATCTCGCTCGTGAGTGGCCTACACAGGATGGCCGTCGCTTCCGTCTCGCTCGCGCTGCGATCGATTCCGGCGACGGCACGAACACGATGTCCGTTTATGCCTGGGCCCGCCGCCATCCCGGCTTCGCCATGGCGATCAAAGGACGGCACGCCGTTGGCGTGGGCCAAGCGATCGCCGGCCCGACATGGCAGGATCTCACGATCGCGGGCCGCAAGATCAAGAAGGGCGTCAGGCTCTGGACCGTCGGAACGTCGATGCTCAAGCTCGAGCTGTATGGCGCCCTCAACCTAGAGAAGCCGGTCGACGGCGATCCATATCCGGATGGGTATGTGTTCCTGCCAGACGGCACCAGCGACGAATGGATCAAGCAGCTGGTCGCCGAGCAGCTGGTGCAGAAGAACCTACGAAACGGTCGGTCGCGCGCCGAGTGGGAACAAACCCGCCCCCGCAATGAAGCGCTCGACAACGCCATTTACGCTCGCGCCGTCAGCATCGCGCTAGGGGTTGATGGATGGGGCGAGAAGAAATGGCGCGCCGCGGCCGGCATCGAGCGCAAGCGTCGGAAAATTCCACCGCCTGATGAGCAGTCCGAGCTGACCGATGTCGAAACCGCCACCGTCGGCACCAAGGCCAAAGCCGCGCAGTCCAAGAAGCCGCCGCGGCGCGCAAATCCTTTCACGTCTCGAAGGAGGTAGAGCATGGCCATCTGGACTGACGCCGACCTCGTCAACATTCGCGCCGCGATCGCTTCGGGCGTGCGGTCGATCACTTTCGCTGATGGCCGGAAGACGGAGTATCAGTCGCTCGATCACATGATCGCCGCGGAAAAGGTCATTGCCGCGTCGCTTATGATGCAATCGGTATCGAAGAGCTCCGTCATTCGGCGCCGCACGCCGTATTACAAGAGCGGCCTGCGCTGATGGCCCGCCAGTCCATTCTCGGCTGGCTTTTCGGTGGACGAGCAGCCCCGGTTGATGCTCCGAAGACCAAGGTCATCCGTGTAGGCCGTGGCGCTCGCGCCGAATATGATGGTGCTACCGAGGGGCGCAGGGCTGCGGGCTGGCGGCGCTCCATTCGCGACGCCAATGGCGAATTGACACCCCGCGCACAGCGCCTTCTGCGGTCGACGGCGCGCGATCTCGTCCGCAACAACCCCTTTGCGGCGCGCGGCATCGCCTCAATCGCGGGTAGCATCGTCGGCACGGGCATCACATTCCAGGTCTATCGCGACGGAAAGATCGATGATCGTCTCAACGCGTTGGCGCGTCGGCATTTCGACACCACCGCATGCGACGCGAGTGGGCGGCATGACCTTTATGGCCTCCAACTCCTTGCCGCGCGGGCCGTCGTGGAGGGTGGAAGCGCGGTCATCCGCCGGCGCTACCGCCGGGTATCGGACCGCTTGCCGCTGCCCTTCCAGATTCAGGTGCTGGAAGCCGACTATATCGATCCCTCGCGCACGGGCGCGGTAACCGCGACCTCCGGGGCAACGGGCGGCTACTCGATCTACGGCATTCAGTTCAGCCCGATCGGCCGGCGCGAGGGGTACTGGCTTTACAACACGCATCCCGGCGCGGTGACGGTTGGCCGTACCGGATCGACTTTCGTCGCTGCCGCCGACATCGCGCACGTCTTTCGTACTGATCGCCCCGAGCAGGAGCATGGCGCGACATGGTTCGCCCCGGTGATCCTGCGCATGCGAGATTTCGCTGATTTCGAGGATGCCGAACTCACCCGCCAGAAGTTGGCGGCCGCCTATGTCGGCGTCGTGACCGGGGAGGAGGTCGACGCGCCCATACCGGGCATCGTGTCTGATGACGATGAAGGCGGTGACGCCCCGATCGATGAAGAGCGCGAACCGCTTGATTATCTGGAGCCCGGCACGTTCCAATACGCCCGACCAGGCGAGGAAGTCACCTTCTCCACGCCGCCGAAGTCGGACGGTTACCCCGATTTCGCCAAAGTCTCGACCCGCGCGATCGCGGTAGGCCTGGGGCTCCCCTATGAGGAGCTATCTGGCGACTTGTCCAACGTGAGCTTCATCTCGGGCCGGCTGGGCCGCCTTTCGTATCGCCGCGACGTCCAGAACTGGCAGTGGCTGATGTTCATCCCGCAGTTTTGCGGGTCGGTGGAGCGATGGTTCATCGAAGCGCTCGAATTCCTCGGCGAGGACACGCGCGGTGTGACGATGGAATGGACGCCGCCGGCAACCGAGATGCTCGACCCGTCGCAGGAAGTGCCCGCTATCCGTGACGCGATCCGGGCTGGCCTGTCGACCATTTCTGCGGAAGCTCGCAAGCGGGGCGAGGATCCAGACAAGTTCCTGGCGGAGTGGGCAGCCGACGCGGAGCGCCTCGATGCGCTTGGCCTCACCTTCGACAGCGACCCGCGCAAGGTCACCTCGGTCGGTAACGCCGTGACCCTCCCCAAGCCGGACAATGCGAAAGGCAAGTAGATGACGGAAATCCTGATCTACGGGATCGTCGGCGACAGCTGGGACGGTCTCGATGCGGCGACGCTTGTGCCGCTCATTACCGAGGGCGACGACGACCTCGACATCCGTATCAACTCGCCGGGCGGCTACGTCATGGAAGGTCTGGCGATCTACAACGCCATGATCCGGGCAGCCGCCTCCGGTCGCAAGGTCACCACCCATATCGACGGCCTCGCCGCGTCGATGGCCTCGGTTATCGCCATGGCCGGTAGCGAAGTCATCATGGCGGACAACGCGCTCGTGATGATCCACAACCCCTGGGATTGTGCCTGCGGCGACGCGAACGAGTTGCGCCGCGCTGCAGACCAGCTCGACCGCCTCCGCGATCAGATCGTCGGCATCTACGCCAAGCGCACCGGCCTCGCGGCGGACGAGCTCGTCGCGATGATGGACGAGGAGACGTGGTTCTCCGCGGCCGATGCGCTCGACAAGAAATTCATCACGTCGGTGTCGGAGGGCCTCACGGTCGCCGCGTCGAACGTCAAGCCATTCGGGTTCCGCAAGGCCCCCGATAGCCCGCTCATCACCGCGATGGCGATGGGCACCAAAAGGGCGCCCGCGCCCGCGCCTAAACCCAAGGACACGATCATGAACCTTTTCACGACCCGCGTGGCGCTGGTTGCCGCCATCGCTGCATTCATCCCGCCCGGCACGCCGGAAGAAATCGGCAAGATCCGCGCCTCGGCGGTCGCGCTCGATGCGATGGACGCCCTGCCCGCCACCGGCCCGCTCGCGCTCATTGCTCCCAACCCCGTCACTCCCGAGACTGCGCCGGCGGCGCTCAGCGCTACCGATGTGCAGAACGCGGTTGCAGCGGAGCGCACCCGCGTTTCGTCGATCCGCGCGCTGGGCAAGAAGCACGGCATGGCCGACGAATTCATCGACGAGCTCGTCGAAGGCGGCAGTGCCGTTGCCGCGGCCGGCGAGAAGATCCTCGACAAGCTCGCCGAACGTGACGACGCCCAGGGCATCGGCCACAGCGGTCCGAACGCCCGCATCACCAAGGACGAGCGCGACAAGTTCTCCGAAGGCGCGCAGAACTGGATCCTGGTGCGCGCGGGCGTCGCCAGTCTGGTCGAGAAGGCCGCCAAGGCCCGCGGCGAGACCCTGAAGATCGACCCGGGCGAATTCCGCGGCGTCAGCATGGTCGATCTCGCCCGTGAATCGCTGGTGCTGTCTGGCACGCGCATGACCTCGCGTGCGCCGCGCGAGATCATGGGCCAGGCCTTCACCGCCCGCAACGCGATCACCCAGGGCACCGGCGACTTCCCGCTGCTGCTCGAGCAGGCCCTGCACAAGGTGCTGATCGCGTCGTATCAGGTCACGCCGGACAAGTGGTCGCGCTTCTGCGGCAAGACCACGGTTACCGACTTCCGCGCGCACAACCTGTACCGCCGCGGCACCTTCGGCGTGCTGGATGCCGTCGATGAGAACGGCGAGTTCAAGCAGAAGCCGATCCCCGATGGTGCCCGCGAGCAGCTGATCGCGTCGACCAAGGGCAACATCATCACGATTTCGCGTCAGGCGTTGATCAACGATGACCTCGGCGCGTTCTCCGACCTTGCCGTCGACCTCGGCCGGGCCGCCAAGCTCACCATCGAAGTCGATGTTTTCGCCTACATCAACTCGAACCCGAACACTGGTGACGGGCAGCCGTTCTTCTCGGCCGCGCACGGCAACCTGCGCGCCGCCGGCGGCCCGCCGACGGTTGCGGAGGTCGATGCGATGCGCCAGCTGATGGCGTCGCAGAAGGACATCAGCGGCAACGAGTTCCTGGAAATCGACCCGTCGATCTTCCTCGGCCCGCTGTCGCTCGGCGGCCAGGCGCGCGTCACCAATGGCAGCCAGTATGACCCGGATGCGGCCAACAAGCTGCAGCGCACCAACATCGCGCTGGGCATCTTCGACGACATCGTCGACACGGCCCGCCTGACCGGCAACCCCTGGTACACCTTCGCCGATCCGGGCGTCGCCCCTGCGATCGTCGTCGGCTTCCTCGATGGTGTGGAGGAGCCTTTCCTCGACAGCGAGGAAGGCTGGAAGGTCGATGGCACCGAGCACAAGGTTCGCCTCGACTACGGCGTTGCCGGTGTGAACCCGGCATCCGCCGCCAAGAACGCCGGCACGGGCGCCTGATCCCTGTAACCCGCGGGGCGGCGCGGTGCGTCGCTCCCGCACATCGGGAGAGTTCCCATGTCCAAGATCGTGATGCTCACCGTCGCAGCGGCCTATGTGAACGGCGTGATGCGGCACCCGCACGAGGGGCCTCGGCACCTCGAGGATGGCGAGGCCGACCGCCTCATCAACGGCAAGGAGGCTGACGACGTCACCTCCGATTTCACCGCCGAACAGCGCAAGGCCATGCCGGTCGAGCGGAGCGACGCCGATCCGGTGCCGGCTGCTGCCCTGCTCGCAGCCGACGCCACCGACCACCAGGCCAATATTCCGGCGACCGAGCCCGCTGCTGCGGGCGAGGCGCCGAAGTCGAAGAAGGAGACTTCCAAGTGAGGGGTTATATCCAGGATGGGGACACGCTCCCCTTCGTCGCGCCCTATGACGTCGCCGCTGGCGGCGGCGTGCTGGTCGGCGCAATCTTCCTCGTCGCCATCGCGGCGGTGCTCACCGGCAAGGGCGGCCAGGGCCGTCGCCGCGGCGTCATGGACATCGCCAAGACCACCGGCGAGGCATGGACCCAGGGGCAGAAGCTCTACTGGGACAACGCGGCCAAGAAGCTGACCACTACGGCCGCCGGCAACACGCTGGTGGGCGCAGCGGCTCAGGTGCAGGCCGCCGGCGACGCCGTCGGGCGCGCGATGATCACCGGCCAGATCGCCTGATAGGCGAGTTCGCGGGCGGCGGGCCGATGCCTGCCGCCTGCACCCATCCGGAGGTGCGCATGGATCCGTTTCAGGCTGCCCTCGATGCCATGTTCAATGGGCCCGGCTCGCTGGCGGCATCTTACCAGCATTCGACCGGAGATTTTCCCGCCATCCGTGTCCTGCTCGCGCGGCCCGATGAGGCTGCGACCTTTCGAGGATCTCGGATCGTTCAGGCGACCTATGAAGTCAGTATCCGAAAATCAGAGATCTACGCCCCCATCGCGGGCGCCGAACTGACCATCCCCGGCCAGGAATTCCCGCAGGCTTCGGGGGTGATCACTGATCGGCTGCGGCTCACCGGTGATCCGATGATCGACGCGGAGGGGCTGACCTGGAATTGCGGCGCCGAGCCTATCTGATGCGCGTCACCGCCGGTTTCGGCGACCTCCGTCTCCTCGCCGACGATATCGAGGGCGATGTCGCCGGTGCTGCGACCGAGGCCATGCGGGAAACCACCTACAAAGCCCTCCTCACGCTCAGGCGCCAGGTGGTGTCGGCCGGCCTCGGCCAGCGCCTTGCGAACACCTGGCGCGATCGCGTCTATCCCGAGCAGCGGCGCAGCATGAACCCCAGTGGGTACATCTGGTCGAACGCCCCGGACATCATCGACGCCTTCGGTCGAGGCGCCCAGATCGTGCCGCTTGCCGGTCGCCGATACCTCGCCATCCCCAGCGACAACGTGCCACGCCGCCGGGGCGCGAAGCGCATGACGCCGTTCGAGGTGGAGAACGCCTTCAACCAGGACCTCACCTTCCTGCGCGGCAAGAACGGCCGGGTCCTCGCCTTCGTCGAGGCGGTGCGGTCCCGCAATCGCCGCGGCTATCGACCAGGTACCAAAGGGCGGCTGGCGCAGGGACGCCAGCTCGACCGCATCCTGATGTTCACGCTGGTCCCGACCATCCGCATGCCGAAGCTGCTCGATATCGACGATGTCGCTGCCAGCTGGGCAGCGAACTTCGAAGCTCGGTTCCTGTTTCGATTGGGGGCAAGATGAGCCGTCGCCTCGATGTCCTCTCCGCCCTCAAGGCCCTGATCGCCGCAGCGCTGCCGAACGCCGACGTGCTCGGCCTGGACAATGATGCGAGCCCGCCCGCGCGGATCTATCCCGGCGGCCGGGCAATCGTTCGCAGCGGCGACCCAGGCGAACCCGATATCGATCTTAGCCCCCTCGCTTACAATTACGGCCACCGCGTGCCGGTCGAGCTGCTCGCCAACGATGAGGCGATGCTTGACGCAATGCTCGTTGCGATCGGCAATGCTGTCGAGGCCGACCGCACGCTCGGTGGTCTCTGCGATTGGCTGGAGCCCATCGCGCCGGAGACCGACGTGATCGCCGCCGACAATGCCGCTGCCCAGCGCGGCTGCGAGCTCCTGATCATCGCCAGTTACGTCACCACCAATCCCCTGACCTGAAGGAGTTCGTCATGGCTTTGACGCCCACCACTCGCGCCCGCGGCTCGAACGCCAAGGTCATCGGGTGCTTCGAAACCACCCCCGGCACTGTTCCCGCCAACAATGCCGGCTGGGGCACGATCCCGCTCGTCAGCCATTCGCTCGGCGAGGAGCGGCCTCTCATCGAGAGCGACCTGCTCGGCCAGGGCCGCGAGATGCAGGATCCGATCACGGACGTTGCCACCGACGACGGCGACATCGTCGTGCCGGTGGATGTGCGAAATTTCGGCCGGTGGCTGAAACTCTTCTTCGGCGCGCCGGTGACCACGGGCGACGCTGAGGATGGCTATGCCCACATCTTCACCTCTGGCGCTGCGGCTCTCCCTTCGATGTCGATAGAGGTGGGCTCGCCCGAGGTGCCCGCCTTTACCGTAAACCGGGGCGCCCGCGGCAATCAGTTGCGCATTTCCATGGCCCGCTCGGGCCTGCTCAATGCGACCTGCAGCCTGATCTGCATCGGCGAGACGGATCCGGTGAATGCCTCGGTTGGCCCGGTGGGCCCCGCCGCGCTCGCGGTGACGCGCTTCGCCCAGGCCACTGGCTTCGTGAACAAGGACGGCGCCGCGCTCGGCAGCGTGGTTGCCGCCGACCTCACCTATTCGAACAACCTCGAGAAGGTGGAGACCATCCAGGCCGACGGCCGCATCGAGGACAGCGACCCGGGAATGGCGCAGATTTCCGGTTCGATCACGGTAAAGTTCGCCGATACCGCCCTTCTCGCTGCCGCGACCGCCGGGCTGCCCATCGACGTCGAGTTCGGCTGGACTAAGGGTGAGTTCTCGCTCGTATTCCGGGTTGAACGCCTGTTTCTCCCGAAAGCGAAGCGCCCGATCACTGGGCCGAACGGCATCCAGGCGCAGTTCAACTTTCAGGCGAGCGCGCCGGCGGGCGGGCACTGCTGCGTCGCGACGCTCGAAAACGACGTGGCGACCTACTGATGCTGGTTGCACCGCGAAAGGCCGCTGGGCCTGAATGGCTCAAGATCATGGGCGCGGAAATTCTCTTCGCGCCAATCGATCGAGGCATGTTCCGCCGCGCGAGGCGAGCCGCGCTCGAAAAGCTCGGCCGCTCGGAGGTCCCAGCGACAGATGAGAGCGCCGCCGAGCAGCTCGAGGACCTGGGCGACGCGCTGAGCGAATCGTTAATCCTGGAGGGGGCCCGCGATTGGCGCGACGTCGGCCAGCAGCGCTTCAAGGACACTGGAGAGCCGCTTCTCGACGATATCGGCAACCCGCAATTCGAGCCCCTGCCTTTCTCGCTTGAAAACCTTCGCGCGGTGCTTTCGGACCCGATCGTATTTCAGGCATTCGATGCGGCCTATGTCGTGCCGTTTGCTGCCCGGGAACGCGCAAAAAACGGCTTCGCCGCCTCTCCAGTTGGCACTGGGGTGGCGGGGACGCCGGGCAAAGATACTGCCAACTTTCGTGCTCGGCCGGGCAAGGCACGCGGTGCGAAGCCTGCCCATACGAGGTCGAAGGTTTCGAAGGCGACGAAGCTGAAATAGTCTGGGAAGTCCTGACGACCTGCGACCGACAGCTGCGCGTCGCCGGCGCGGGCCAGCCGTTCGCGCTAGACTTCGGCGCAGTGATGCTGGTCGGCGCGGCGCTTGGAGCCGATCCGGAAATGCTGGCCGATGTGCTCCCCGCGGCTGAGCGGGCCATCATCGCAGGCCTGTCCGACGATATCGACAACGAAGGTTGAAGGGAGGCTGGTGGCATGGCGCGTAACGTCTCCATTCGGCTAGGCACGGAGGGCAAAGCTCAGGTCCGCGCGGATCTGGACGAGATCGCAAACGGTGGCGATGCCGCGGCGAAGCGCTGGGCAAAGTCCTTCGAGCGCGCGGACGCGGACGTGCAAGCGGCCATGCAGCGGCAGGCCAATGCGGCGGCGAAGCTCGCAATGATCATGCCGCAGTCGCAGATGCAGATGCGCATCAACGACGCCAACGGCACGGGCTTCGGGCAGTGGGAGGGCTCCGCTCGGCAGTCGGCGGCCGCTTTCCGCGAGCTATTCGCCGAGCAAGAGCGCCTCGAGGCCGGCGCGCGCGCCCTCCGCGCCGCGATCGATCCTCTAACCGTCGCGCAAGGCCGGTTCGACGCCGAGATGGCAGAGGCGCGGGTGCTCATTTCCGCCGGCGCGATCTCGCTGGATGAATATGTGGCGAAGCTGCGGATAGAGAAGACCGCACTGGACGCCGTTACGGCAGCGCAAGCGCGCGGTGGTGCGAGCGCCAACGCGCATCGCGCCGCCATGCAGGGGCTATCTTTTCAAGCGCAGGACGCCTTCACCCAGATCTCGATGGGCACCAACATCCTCTCGGTGCTCGCCATCCAGGGCGGCCAGGCCGCCGGCCAGATGGTCCACCTCGAGGGCAAATTGGGCGCGGTCGCCAATTTCATGGTCGGCCCTTGGGGTCTCGCGATAACCGGCGGCCTCCTGGTCCTCGGGGCGCTGACGGATCATCTGTTCAAGGCCAGTGCCGCTTCGGAAGGAGCTGCAGACGCCGCGAAGAAGCACGCCGAAGCGGAACAGCAGCTGCAGAAGGCCATCGAGGACCAGGAGTCCGCGCTTCGCCGGAGCATCCAGACCTCAAGGCAGGCCCGGGCTGAGTCTCTCGCTCTCGCGCAGCAGCGCGTGGAGGAGGCCAAGGCGACCCGGGATGCGACCGCTGCGACGCTTAGAAAGGCGCTTGCGGATCTCAACGCGCAGAAGTCGGGACTGGGAATGGGCGGCATCACCGGCACCGCGAATGTTCTCGCGCCCACCCAGCGGCTCAATGAGCTCACGACCGCGCGCGACGCGCTCTATCGGCAGCTGAATGACAACGAGAAAGCCATCGCGGCCCGCGTCGCCGCAGTTCGCGTTGCCGAGGTGCCGATTTTGCGCGCTGAGGCGGAAGAGCGCGCTGACAAGGCGGCCGCCGCCACTGCGCGGTACGAGCGCGGCCTGGAGGCTCTCGAGAAGCGATACACGGCCGGCAAGATCAGCCAACAGCAATACGGCCAGGAGATCGACAAGCTGCGAGCGGCCCGAGATGCGGATACGGAGGCGGCTCGGCGCGCTGACCGCGGGGGGCGCAGCTCAGGATCGACGCATAGCGCAGATGTCAGCGCGGTGCGCGACCTAGCGTCCGAACTGCGCGCCCTGGAAGGCCGCTATGATCCAGTGGCGGGCGCCGCGCGTACGTATCGGGAGGAATTGGAGAAGATCGCTAAGCTTGCGGGCGCCGGCCTGATTGATGGTGATCAGGCTGCGATGTTTCGCGATGGCGCGTTCGGCATCTACGCGGGATCCAGGGCCGATGCCTTGGGTAAGGCCATCGGGATTGACGGCATCCGATCGGATGCCGGGGCCGAGAAGAAGGCGATCGACGACATCATTGCTGCCGAAGATCGGCGCACCAAGGCGCGGGATCAGTTGTTTGGCGATCAGGAGGACCGGCTCGAGCTCCTCCGCCGCGAAGGTCAACTGATTGGCGCAAACGACAACCTGCGATCCGCCGAGCTCGAGAAGCTCAAGCTTATCCAGGATGTTCGGCGCGGCACGCTCGACCTGTCAGAGCAGGACCTCGCGACGGCGTTGCGCAACATTGACGCCCAGGCCGCACTTGCCGAGGAGGTTCGCCGCACCAGCACCGCGATGGACGAGCTGCGATCGTTTGGGGCGGACTTCGTCGATAGCGTCCTCAGCGAGAACACCTGGTCGAGCTGGGGGAATGCTGGGAAGACCATCCTCAAGATGATCCAGGACGAGTTCATCAAGCTCGCCCTGCTCAACCCGCTCAAGAACCTGATTAACGGCAACGACGCGCTGCCGACGGTCACCTCCCTGTTCAGCAGCGTCAGCAAGCTCTTTGGTGGCGGTAATTCCGGCCTGAATCTGGTGCATGAGATCGGCCACAACGCGGCCGGCACTGAGTATTGGTCGGGCGGCATGTCGCTCGTCGGCGAGAATGGCCCGGAGATCGTCAGCATGCCGCGCGGCTCCGCGGTCACGCCGGCGGGTGAGACCCGCCGTCTGCTCAGCGCGGGTCAGCAGCCGGTCAAGGTGTTGGTCCAGGTGGCTGCGAACGACTATTTTGACGCGAAGGTTGCCAGCATCTCGGGTGCTCAATTGGAGGCGGCTGCGCCCCATATCGCAGCCGGCGCAGCCACGCTCGCCGGCGTGCAGCAGGCGCGCCGGGCTCGCCGGCGCCTGGTGGGAGGCTGACATGGCAATAGAACTGCCTCAGCCGCGCCTTCCCAAGGTCGCGGTCCCCAGATTGCTCGACTGGGGGGCTGACCAGAAGGCTCCGCAGGGTGGCGCGTATCAGCGCCTCAATCGACTTGGGAATCGCTTCGCCCTCGATATTTCCTATCCCCGTCTCAAGCCGGAGCCTGACGGCAGGATCCTCGCGAGTCGCCTTCGCCGGGCGAAGACTGAGGGTGCACTATTTCCAGTTCCCCAGCCAGGGCTTTCGGTCGGCGTGCCCGGCAATCCGGTGGTCGATGGCGCTGGGCAGGCAGGGGCGGCGATCCTGCTGCGCGGCTTTACGGCTGGTTACCAGGTGCGTGAGGGCCAGTTCTTCAGCATCATCCATGGTGGCCGGCGCTATCTGCACTGTGCGAGCGCAGACGCGGTAGCCGGTGGTGATGGCAAGGTGACATTGAGCATCCACCCGATGTTGCGGATCCAGCCCTCCAACGGCGCGATTTGCGAATTCGCCAAGCCCTATATCGAGGGCATCGTCGGTGGCCAGAGCATCGATGTCGAGCTGAGCATTGCCAAGATGCAGGTGCCGTCCATCACCATCACCGAGCGCGCCTGACCATGACCGCGCTCACACCCGCTCTCGACAGCGCCCTGCGCGCTGACGCGCCGACCGTTTTCGGCGCGGTTTCGATCGACCTCCCCGCCGCCCAGGTCAACCTGCTCGATGGTGCCGGCCTCCTTTCCTTCGGCGGCCGCACCTATGTCGGTGAGGACGCAACCTACGGGGTGCTTTCCGACGTCGAGGACATCACCGACGGCACTGGCGACAGCGCGCCAGCATTCTCGCTGACCATTCTGCCGAGCGGCGACGCCGCCGCGGCGGCGCTCGCCGCACCCGACATGCAGGGTTCTCAGGTGCGCGTCTGGTTCGGGGCAATCAATCCGCTTACCGGGTTGGTGATCCCTGACCCTCACCTCCTGTTTCTGGGGGAGCTGGACGTTCCGTCGCTGATCTCGTCCGGTGACGGCCGCCGGCTGGATTACGAGGTGGTCAGTGTCTTCGAGCGCCTGTTCGAGGATGATGAGAGCGCCCGCCTGTCGGACGGCTTCCACCGCAGCATCTTCCCGAACGAGTTCGGCCTCGAATACGTAACCGGCGTTGCGGAGCCGGTTTACTGGGGAGTGGCCGGCAACCCGTCGGCTGTAGTGCAGAACGCCTTCGGCAAGTTCTACAAATTCGAAGACGGCAGCCTCGAGTACCGCGAATGACAGACCCTCTCGTGCGCCGGCGTGATGCCGCGCAGCAGATCCTCGATGCCTGGAAGGCAAGGCCGCTTCGGCTGGGCACGAACGATTGCGTCCGGATGATCGCGGCGCATCTGCGGAAGCTCGGCTATAAGGTGAAGCTGCCGCCGTCAGGATCCTACCGCACCGTGGCGAGCGCGACTAAGGCGCTGCGGGCAGCGGGCTTCTCGTCGGTGGGCGCCGCGCTCGATGATTTGGGCCTGGAGCGGATTGCCCCAGCGGCTGCCATCGTCGGCGATATCCTGGAATTGCCAGCGGTTGATGGCCTCGGGGCGTTTGCCATCGCGCTCGGGAACGGTCGGGCAGCAGCTTACCACGAAGACGTCGCTGGGGGCGTCCAGGTTATCCAGCCACTCGAATATGTTGACGCGTGGAGGGCTCCGCCGCGGCATTAGCTGGCGCAGAACCTTATCCGATTACGCCATTTCTTGTTCAATGCGAATGATCGCCGCACTTCGATTCTGGTCGGCGTCTCTTCGTAGATCGTAATCAGCACTGGCGACGTCTCGATATTTCCGAACGTAACGAAGCGCTTGCCAGGTTCACGCGAAGCCAGCGGCCGCCCGATCCCGTCAAGAGCGAGCCCGACGCATTGCTGCACTGCATCTGGGCTCTGGCCGCTCGTCAGCGTCATGACGGGGTCCCTTGCAAGCATTTTTGGCGAAGGCGCACCCGCGCTCACTTGCGTGAGCACTCCTACGAGCAGTGCCGCCAACTGCGTTGCGATCATCGAATCTCCCCTGTTTAAGAGGAGGCTATCACGTCCAAAGTTCTCAAGACAGCCGCCATAGTCGTTTCGGTGGTCGCGTTGGCAGTCGCCATTCCGGGTGTTGGTGCCGCCGTTGGTGCAACACTTGGCGTTTCAGCCGCTACCGTTACGGCAGTTGCCTCTATCGCTGCCGCCGGTCTGGCCTTGGCAGCGAGGCTGACTGCAAAACCCCCATCGGCGCAGGCGACAGGGTCTCAAACAAGTTTCAGCGCCGATCCCGACGCCGGCCTCCCCTATGTGGTTGGCAGGACGGGGTCGGCGGGCAACATCGTGCTGCGCAAAGGCTTCAACACCAGCGACGCCGGCGACAACGACCGGCAGTCCTTCGTGTCGGTGCTCTCTGTCGGGCCGGTGAAGTCGGTGGGCGGGTTCACCGCCGATCGCACCGCCGTTGCGTTCAACGGCGTCGGCCAGGCCATCGGCACCTTTGCCGGTTTCATGTGGATGACGACGCAGCTCGGCCTGTTGCCGCAGCCGGCTGCGCTTGGCTTCGGTACGGGTGCCGGCACGCCGCCCGGATGGTCGGCCGCCCACAAGCTCTCAGGCCTCGCGGCAGCCGCCTGGACCCTGCGCTTCGATACGAAGGCCAAGCTTTACCAAAATGGCGTGCCCGCCCCGATGTGGGTGGTCGAAGGCGGCCTTTGCTACGATCCGCGCAAGGACAGCACCTATCCTGGCGGAAGCGGCCCCCATCGCATGGCCGACCCGGCGGACACTGCAGCGTACGACGCCGCCGTCGCGACCTGGGAATATTCCGAGGACCCGTATCTTCATGGCCTCAAGTGGGTGCACGGCATCTGGCAGCGCGATCGAAACGACCCGACGTCGAAGTACCAGCGCGTCATGGGCATGGGTGCTCCCTGGGCTGGGATCGACGTCGCATCGTTCGTCGACGGGGCCAACATCGCCCAGGCGAACGGCTGGAAGGTCGGCGGGGTCATCTTCTCGGGTGACAACAAATGGGACAGCCTGAAGAAGCTCTTGCAGGCTGGCATGGGCGAGCCCCTCGCACTGGGAGCAAAGATCAGCTGCCTTGTGAATGCGCCCAAGGTCAGCTTGGCCACGATCACCATCGACGATGTCGTCGGCGAGGCTTCGGTCGCGGCAACGCAGCCGCGCCGCGCGCGCATCAACACGGTCACGCCGCGCTACCGCCTCGAGGCGAACAACTGGCAGCTGCTGCCCGGTCCTCCAATCTCTGTGCCCGAATATGTCGCAGCCGATCGCGGCAAGCGATCGAAGGTGCTCGACTATGCGTTCATCCAGGACGCGAACCAGGTCGCCACGGCGGTCCGCTACGACATCGAGAACGCGCGTGAGTTCGGCCCGATCGTGCTGCCGCTCAAGCTGTTCTGGATGGGCTTCAAGCCCGGCGACTGTGTAACCGCGCAGCTGCCGGAGATGGGCCTCAACGGCCAGACGATCCTCCTGCTCAACCGCGATCTCGACCCCGGCTCTGGTATCGCGACGATGACGGCGCGGAGCGAAACGCCGGGCAAGCATCCTTTCGCGCTCGGCCAGACTACTACGCCCCCGTCGACTCCCGCCCTCTCTGGCCCGCCGCTGGTCCCGGTGCCCGGCGCGGCGGCCTGGGATATCTCCGAGACAGGCCTGACGAAGGACGGCGTGACCTTCCCGGCTCTGGTAGTTACGGGCGCCGTCGATGCCGGATCTGCAGAAAGCGTGGTTTTCGAATACCGGCGGTTCGTCAACGGGCAGGCGGCCGACGCCAATTGGAGCGTGGCCGGTGTCGAGCCGGTCACGACTGCGCGCAAGGAAATCTCGGGGGTGCTTCCCTCCACAGCCTACGAAGTCGCCGTCAGCTATCGATCGCGCGGAGTTCTGGGCGGTCGGCGCATTCTGGGGCCAGAAGTCACCACCGCGGACACCGCTGCGGACAACGCGGCTGCCGCGCTCGGCCTTGCCGAAGCGGCGCAGGATCTCGCCAGCGGCAAAAGCACCATCTTCTACCAGGTGTCGCCGCCGACCGCCGCAGAGAGCGCCGAGAATGATCGCTGGGTCGATACCGATGCGGGCAACTTCGAATATCGGCGCCTCCCTGGCAGCGGCCGGCTCTCGATCGGCGGCACCGTGGTCACCTTCGGTGGTGCTGCGATCGTCTATCCGCCTTGGGCACCGGCGCCTGACCAGCGCATTGCGCAAGCGCTCACCGACGCGGCGGGCGCCCAGGCGACCGCCGACGGCAAGGTTGCCACCTTCAACCAGGAGGCCACGCCCACCGCCGAGAGCTTCGGCGACCTTTGGTATCAGCCGAGCACCCAGTCGCTGAAGCGCTGGAACGGCGCATCCTGGTCGGAAGTGGCGACGGTGGGTGCCACGCCCGCGCAGATCGCTCAGATCACCCAGGCACTATCCGACGCGGCCAATGCGCAGGCGACGGCCGACGGGAAGATCGACTCCTTCTATCAGCCCGGCGCACCCGCTGTTTTCGGCGAGGGCGACCTCTGGACCGACACCGACGACGGCAACAAGCTGTACCGCGCATCGGCCAACTCAGCGGCCGGCGGAGCCTGGGTGCTGGTGCGCGATACGGGCATCGCGGCCGCGATCGCGGCGGCCGCCGGCGCCCAGGGGACTGCCGACGGCAAGGTCACCACCTTCACCGGAACCGGCGTGCCGGCGGCGACAGCGGTAGGCGATCTCTGGTACAATGGCAGCACCGGCGTGCTCGCGCGCTGGAACGGCGCCGCATGGATCTCGACAGCCGACAACACCGCGCTCGTGCAGCCTTCCGTCACTGGGCCGACGCCACTCAGCTTTAACGCCAACTATCTCGGCGTGCTCGACGCGGGCGCGGTGCCGAAGGACTTCCCCTACAAGCGACTGCAGGGCTCGACCGATGTCACCACTGCGACCGCATGGTCGATCATCGCAGCGGACGGGGTGACGCTGACGATCGGCGCGGGCGACGGCGTGGCGAACATCACGGCCGTCAGCAAGGACTCGGCCAGCTTCACGATCCGATCGACCTACAATGGCGTGACCCGCGACTTCCCTGTCATCGTCCAGCGGTCCCGCGCTGCGGCGCCGGTCAACACGGGCAGCACCGGCAATCCGGGCACCTCCGGATCGGTCAACGCAAGCGCGTCCAGCACCTCCACCAGCTATGGCGGGGCGGACAGCGCTTCCTTCACCTGCGTCGCCGGCACAGCCGGCCAAGTCGCGCTCAGCACCTCGCTCACCGTTTCGCTTTACGCGCCAAGCGGGGTCTATTCGCAGTCGGGTTACGCGAAGCCCCAATGGCGGGTGCCGGGCGGCAGCTGGGCGGACGTCGGTTCAGAGTATCTCAGCAACGGCCCCGCCAGCTACGACAAGACCAACGGCCCGACGGACACCACGCTCGACGTCAATGTGACGAAGACCGGGCTGACGGCGGGCAGCACCTATGAGTTCCGCCTCACCTTCCGAAAGGCATCCGGCACCAGCGGCCAGACGATGTCGTTTTCGGGCACGTTCGCGGGGACCGGCTCGTGACCTGGTGGATGGTCCGCGATCGCGCCACGGGCGAGGAGCAACTCGTCAGCTGCGACGGCCCTTACGCGCCGTACGACGGTGATCTCTTCGAGCTCGCGGAGCTGGAGCACGAGCTAGACCTGACGCGAGAGCGCTGGGATTGGGAACTTGACGCTGTCGTGCTGCGCGCAACGCCCGAGCAGGCGCGGAATGATCGGTGGGAGGCGGCGAAGGTCTACCGCGAGCAGCGCCGCAACGCGCCATTGCCGATCATGGGTGTGCTCGCCGGCGACGTGATTATTGCCGATTGCGACCTAGAGAGCCGCCTCACGATCGCCGGAGCGGTCCAGATGGCCACGCTCGCGCAGGCGGCGAACGAGCCGTACTCTCTGACGTTCACCGATCACGACAATCGCCAGCACACCCTCGATGCCGGCCAGGTGATCGCGCTGGGTGTCAGCGTGGCGACATTCCAGGGGCTCTGCCACGCCGCGAGCCAGAGCGTGCGCAACGCGCTCGATACGGCGGTCGCCGAGGGAGCCACCGCTGCCGAGATCCTGCTGATCGACATCACCGCCGGCTATCCCGAACCACCCGAAGCCGGCGATCCACCCACTGAACCGGAGAGCTGACCGTGGCCGATACCGACTATTCCGCGCTAGCCGCGACCAACACGATCGCCGCGACGGACGGGATCGTCCTTGTGCGCGGCGGGGTTCCGTACCGGTTCACGGGCACCCTCCCGATCATCACCGCAGCGGCCAATTTCGGATGGGGAGACACGCCGATTGACGGATATGGCCGATCGCTCACTGTCAGCCAGGGCGGCGCACACCCGACCCTGCTGCATCAATCCGTCGATACCAACGATGAGCGGTTCTACATACTGAACAACCTGGATCGACCGACTGGCGGCTTTGCCGGCACCTTCCAGTATCGGAAGACGGGTGCCGCTGGCTCGGCCTACCAGCAGAGCGCGGGCCGGCACATCTTCCTGACGGCGGCCGTTGGCACTGCCGGCGCGACCGCGACCATGGTGGAGAGTGCTCGGCTGGACGAGTCCGGGAACCTTGGCTTGGGCACCACCAACCCCGGCGGGTGGCGGATCAATGCTCGGCAGGGAAGTACTTCGCTGCTGGCGCTCGAGAACACTGCCGGCGTCGGCGCGACGATCCAGTTGGCGGACACCTCCTATTCCGGGCGCATCGTTCAGAATGCCGGGGCGATGATCATCCAGGTGGCGGGCACGACAGAGGCCTTCCGCTGCGACACGTCGGGCAGCATCATCCCGGGTGCCGATAATGCGCGTAATCTGGGCTCCGCGTCCCGCCGCTTTGGTACCGTCTATGCGGCAACCTCGACCATCAACACGTCGGATGCCGCGCTCAAGACCGTCCGTGGTGAGGGTGAGCTGACGGCCGAGGAGATCGCCTGGGCACGCGCGATCCGCATCCTTCCCTATCGCTTCAACGATGCGATCGCGGCGAAGGGTGATGCGGCGCGGCTGCACTTCGGCGTTCTCGCCCAGGAGGTGCATGCCGCCGGCCTCGCCGCCGGCATCGAAGATCCCTTCGCTTACGCCTTCCTGTGCCGAGATCCTCTCATGGCGGAGGTGGAGGTGATGGAGCAGGTCCGCGTGCAGAAGACCGAGCCCTACGAGCGAGACGAAACCACCATCGTGGTGGAGGACGGCGTCGCGCGAGCGCTGGTGCGCACCGTCAACGATATGCGGCCGGTGTTCGAAGAGATCCCGGTCGTCGATGAACACGGGGCGGCCGTCATGCTCCGGATCGGCGAGGATGCGGAGGGCGCTCCCATCATGCAGCAGGCCGTGCACCTGGAGCCGGTCATGGTGACGATCGAGCAGCCGGTGACCAAAGCTGTGCCGGCGCTCGATGATCAGGGCAGGCCGGTCGAGCGCTGGGGCATCCGCTACGAGGAACTGGCCATGTTCCTGCTCGCAGCGTCCGCTCGGCAGGCATGATCATGACTATCGCATTTGAAAGGGGGCGGACGATGACGCCAGTGTTTGAAGGGGTCGCCGCGAAGTACGGCTGGATCCTGCTTGGGGTGACCTGTGGCCTGGCCGCACGCTACGCACTACTCCTCAAGAAGGGCGTTAAGATAAGGGCGTGGATGGTGCTGTCCGACGTGCTGTTGCTGCCCACCGTAATATTGATCGCCTACACCCTGGCCAAGCAGGCGGGCATCCAGGGGGAGCCGGCGGCCTTGGTGAGCGCGCTTTGCGCCGTGGGTGCAGATCGGTTGGTGAAGCTCTATGCCGACCGCTTCGTGGCCAAGGTGGATAGCGAAGTGCGGGTGCTCGCCGAAGAGACGATCGGGGTTGTTCGACAGGAAGTGCAGGTAGCCCGCTCCGGGGAGGCGATCGTCGCCGACACGATCGATGGGCGTGCGCCTGACCAGTATGTGGCGCTCAAGCCTCACCCGCAGGCCCCCATTCCCCCGAAGTAACCGCATCGAAAGGAGTACCAGCATGGCAACCACGCTTCAGGCGGGGGCGAAGGCTCGCGCCATCATCAAGGGGTTCGAGGGCTGCGAGAAGAGGCAGCCAAACGGCAGCTTCCTGGCCTATCCCGATCCCGCAACCGGTGGTGCACCCTGGACGATCGGATGGGGTTCCACAGGGCCGGACATCAAGCGCGGCACCGTCTGGTCGCAGGCGCAATGCGATGCCCGTTTCGAGCGCGACCTGGTGGCGTTCGCCGCCCAGATCGCAGCGTTGCTCGGCACCGCGCCGACCGATGCGGACCAGTTCGATGCGATGGTGAGTCTCGCTTACAACATCGGGGTGGACAACTTCCGCTCGAGCACGCTGCTCAGGCTTCACCGGGCCGGTGACCATACCGGCGCCGCGGCGCAGTTCGCGCGCTGGAACAAGGCGAACGGGAAGGTGATGGCGGGCCTGACCCGCCGGCGCACCGCCGAAGCTGCAGCCTACCAGGGCAGGTCCTTCTCGATCTGAAGCCATCCGTGCCGCGCGGCCTCGCGGCAAATCCCAAGGAGACGATCATGAAGATGATCCTGATGCTCGCCCTAGCGGCGAGCCTTTCCGCGTGCGCGTCGTTCGGTCCGCGGCCACCGACCGAGGTGAGCATCGCCAAGGCGGCCGACCGAGCCATCGGCATTGAGACGGGCTACGCGGTCACGGCCGAGCTTGCTTCATTCGGTGCTGGCGCGCTCGATAGCGCGACACGAAGCAAGGTGGCCCTCGGCGACCGCGCCGCGTTTGAGGGCTTGACCGCTGCCCGGCTAACCTATCCTCCGGGCGACGCGCTCAGTCCTGCGGACAAGGTCCGGCTTATGAACGCGGTCGAGCGGAGCAATGAAGCGCACGAAGCCCTGCAGGTTGCGATCGAGCCACCCGGCTGAATGCCCCGATCATTATCGACAGGCTGAGCGCCCCGGGGGAACCCTCGGGGCGTTTTCGTTTGGGGCGAATCGGATGTTCCTGTCATGTTCCGGGCATGCGAGTTGATCTGTCCCGGCTGACCTTCCATGCCCTTTGCGTTCTTGAGGACGAGGCGCGACGCGCGACGCGCGAGGGCCGGTTGCGTCCGAGCGCAGCCGTGCGCCTGGCTCTGGGCTATCTCTACGCCATCAGCCGCGACGATCGCGGCGTTGATCCCGCGCATGCCAGCCGGACCTATTGGGAGTATCTCACCCGAGAGGGCGACGTCGATACGCGCACCTCGGCCGGGTTTGGTCGATGGCAGATGATGAACTCTTGCCTTAACGCGATCGCCACTGCGGCCGGCATGCCGCGCGACCACAAATATGAAGCGGCCCGTTCCCAGCTGCTGGACGGGCGCGAGCGCGAGGAGATGTCCGATTGA